AAGTGCATCTATCTCTGTAAACTTTTCAATGTTTGGATCGTTTCTATAAACTTCGCTAATAGAATCTTTCCAAGTTGATTGTGTTGGTTGTGGTGCAGGTGTGTCTGCTTTGGCAACAGTTGCTTGTGTTGCTTGTGGTTGTGCTTCTGTAGTTGTCTGTTCTACAGGCACAGTTTCCTGTGTTATCTGTTCGCTTGACATTTTATTTTTCCTTTGTGAGCAGCATTTGTTTTATAAATAGAAGAACGCTGCGTTGTCCTTCCATATATGCGCTTTCATGACTATCACCTTTTATGTTGGTGGTAGAAAGAAAGTGACATCTTTTTTCAAGATCAGCCATGACCCTAGAGCCTTCGTCTGAATTGAATATTGATTTGTAATCTATTTGTAGTTGTTTTATTTTTTTTTCTAGTTCTTTTTGATCCATACTATTCCGCTTCTGCATTTGCTACAGCTCTTGCTTCATCTGGCAATGCTTTCGCTAGCGGTGCTATATCTCCTCCTGCTTTGGCTACTTGTTGCAGTTGTTGCATCTGTGCCATTTGTTCTTGTTGTTGAGCTGCTTGTTCTCTTTCAGCGTTTACTTGTGATTGTAGTTTTAAAACTTTCTGTGGAACACCTACAAGATCAGCTATGTGTTTGACTAAAGAATCAAAGTTTATGTAATCAAATACTGGAGCAACATTTGCAAGTGATCCTAATATTTCTATTGCTCTTGTAATAGATGAAAGCTCTGTTCCTTTTTGTGCTTTTGCAAGTGGTGATACATATTCAATTTCAATATCTTGACCAGATAAAAACTCAGGTGCTGGAGCAAACTGATTGTTTCTAAGTAATATTGCAAAGCATCTGTCGATCATTGGTTTTAATAATTCTGATTGTAGTCTACCTAATACTGGTCCTAGTAATCTCATCTTCTCTTCGTTTCTTTGTATGACTTCTGTTGCTGTCATCTGTGGTCCTTGTTGTAACAATAGTTGATCTACATAGAATACATTTCTAATTGCAGTTCTTCTTTGTTCTTCCATGTTTAAACCTAATGGATTGTTCGCACCAATGTTTAATGGTTCAATTCTATCTCTTGTACCTGATCTATAAAAATTAAGTCCTCCCGGTACAGTTCTAACTGGTAATAAGAAACCATCATCAGGAACTAATAAAGGTGGGTCTACTTGTTTCTGTGCAGCTTTGATAGTTGTCTTTGACATTTCATTTAACATCTTGACATCTGGTAAAGCTGTCATGGCAGGTGATCTACCATAGATTTCATGTGATGCTTTTAAATATCTTGGCACAACAAAAGGAAACTCAACAAAGCCACCTACTGATAGTTCATTACCATTTTTGTATTCAAGATAAACAGATTCAAATTCCATGTTTTCTTTATTTTTTTTTGTAGGATCAAATTCTATTCTTGGATATACTGCGTGCAAAATATCTATTTCATCGAATGGGTCTTTCTCAACTTTTGTTTTAGCTTCTTCTGATAAATTAGTTCCAAACTGTTGAGCAGCAGCTCTAAGTGTAATTTTAAATCTTCTGTATACTGTATCTATTCTACCTTTATCATTTTCAGTAATATAGATTTCGTTTATGTGTCTTGTTGAAAATTTTAAAAGATCACTTTGATCTTCTTCAATAAACATTGCAGCAGTACCAAATGTAATAAGATCATGATATAATTCAAATATTTCTTGTTGAAAGTTTGATCTATTGAAAGCTGTGTACATTGTTTCTGTTACACCTTCTAACCAAAGTTTAGCTTCATCATCTGCATCTAATCCTTCATCCTTATATCTTAGTGAGAACCAAGGAGTAGAAGGGTTAGTCAGCATCCCATGTAAAGATGCAGCTAACAATTCTACAGCTTGTATTGGAGAGGAATCAAAAATTTGTTCTGTTCTTTTATCACCTTTTGATCTTGTCTTGGTAACATCCGCTTTTCTAGGTTGCATGTAATCTGCAACTTCTTGCCAATGAGTTTCCCAGTTCTGTCTACCAGTTTTAAGGCGATCAAATCTCGCCATGATAGTTTTAGTTAAATCGGTTTTTGCCATTATACGCCTAGTAATATTGGTTTACTTAATGTAAAATCTTTTGATGTACCTTGTTGAAAAATTGTTCTTCTTCTTCCTCTCTTCTTAGTTTTTCTTGCATCATATTTTTCAGCTTCTTCTTTTTCAGTTATTTCTGTAGAAGTTGGAGCTTCAGTAATTAAAGTTCTTCCTCCTACATTTTTTTCTTGAAGCATTGTTGGTGGAGCTTCATTATCATCTCTTCCACCTCTTGTTGCTGAACCCGGATTACCAGAAGCAGTTATTTTTCCTGACATTCTATCTTCAATATATTCTTTATATCCAATATCACTTAGTTCATATTCCTCAAGTCTACCTCTACTTTTTAATCCTTTAAAATATTCTACATTTCTTTCTAAGTTTTTTTGTCTAGCTTTTTGAAAAGCGTTTAATACTGTTGAACCCGGAACACCCGGTGGAACTTCTTTAATTTTTAAATTATCTAATCTTAATAAATCTCTTTCTTTTTTTGTTCTTGTTGTTTTACCTGTGCCTGAAAATTCATTTGCTTGATATGTTTTTTCAAATTCTTTTTGTTTTTCATCTTGTATTCTAGTTCTATTATTATTTGATTTAGTGGTTGTAGTTTTTCTTTTTGTAGAACCGCTTACTTTTTGACCGCCTAGATTACGACTTCTATTATAAGTTTTTGATGCTCTTTCATGTGCTGCTGTATGACCCGGCATATTATTTTCCTAACAATGTTTCTAACGCATCCTCCTCGGTTTCTTGTATTCCGAGTGGACCAGTTAATATAGTTTCTTTTCTACCTTTTCTTTTTCTTCTAATGGCATCTTGTTCTTTTTTAATTCTTTCTTTTTCCTCCGGGGATAATTCTGTGCTAGGCGGCTCTGGCGGTGGTGGGGGTGGCGGCAACGCTGGCATTTTAGGTCTAAATATTGATCCCATAATTATAAAATCCTGTATTCATTATCTGCTACACTTTGTGGAGCAATTTGTCTATCATTTATTTCTTGTAGTCCAACTGCTAGATACCTCATGGCATCGCAAGCGTGTGAACTCCAATCATGTACAGGTTTCGATCTGAACATTCTATTTTTGTCGATGTACTTCCTATGGTAGTGTCTTAACGCATCTATCAAGTTTTTGCAATGGTCTACATCAATCCAACACCTCGGTAAGATCATGGTGGTTGCGTGTATGCCATCTTCTAATGGTATTTTTGGCACGACCTTAAATCTAATTCCTAATTGATAGGCGACCTCTCTTCGAGTTTTACCATTACTAAAATCTGTAACTTCAATGTCGTGTGGTGCAAAGTGATCTTTGTAGATGTAATCTTTTTCCTTTATCATCTGAATATAATGCGGTAGTCCTTTACCTCTTTCCTCATGGTAGTCGATAATATTGATTGCTCGACCTAGTTGTTGATAAAATATTATTGCACTATGATCTGAAACTCCCAAGTCCCAACTCGTTGATACTGGTAGACTAGGATCGTATGGCACTCTAGTTATCTGTCGTTTGTTATCTAGTTTTGCAATCTCATCGCCATAGATAGCACCTTCTATGTTTGCGATCCAATCACACTCAAACTCTTGTAGGTACTTCTTTTCACCCATCACCTCTTTCGCTTTGTCTAGTTCCTCTTGGTCGACAATTTTCGTATCACTAGCTTTAGCTTTATAATGAAACCAATCATCCGCACCTTGTGCGTGTTGATATAGTTCATAAAAATTATTATTCATACCTTGTGGTGTACCAATAAAAACACAGTACCCCTTTCTATCAGATAGTGCTGGTCTAATAATCTCAGGAAATAGTTTCTCATTTACATTTGCATACTCATCAATCACGCAGCCATCAAGGTATATACCCCTCAAGCCATCTGAGTTCTCTGAGCCTAGCAAGGTGATACGAGAGCCATTTGGTAAATCAACTCTCAGTTCTGTTTCGTTGAATTTGGTGTGAGGTATTTTGGCGGTGAACTGTTTTATATAATCCCAAGCAATAGCTTTTGATTGTTTGAAGGTGGGTGATATGTAGGCATACCTAGGGTTCTTGTTCTTAGAAGTCAAAGCTGATCTAATCAAATGATTAAGAACTGCCACAGTTTTGCCAAATCTTCTATGACATACCAATACATTCCATCTATGCTTATCTATTTGTTTGTGAATGTAGGCTTGATGCTTACGAGGTGTATAAGGTATCTTAATATCCATACATTAGTGAATCTCTTTACTTGGCATATTCTCATTTATAGGGTGATAATCAAAACCAAGTCTATTCATAGCGAACATTGTAAATAACTCAGCAGAGGTATGATCTGGCATATTAAAGAATTTGATTACTACATTGTTTGTTTTTTCTTCAATGTAGCATAAGCAATCCATATCTTCTGATGAAAAATAGTTCATATACTATATCTAGTTTATTATTGTTTGTCTGGCAAGATGAAGATGAAGCTGTGTGTAAGGGTGTCCTCGAGTCCCATGTATATATATATAATAATATGCGGTCGCATTTTGGGTGTATAGGGGGTCTGCATTTCTAAAAATATAGTGATCTATTCTAAAAATATGTATTAGGGTTGATAATCTTTTATTATCATTACGCCAAAAGTGTTATGAATTATCTTACCTGGTCCTCATATGATCCGATTTATAACACGAGTGATGGCACGAGGTCGCCTTATATATGAATTGCAACTTTACTGGACCAATAAAAAAAACCCGGCTAAGACTTAACTCAACCGGGTCTAATGTTTATTATTATTATTTAATTGTTTACTTCTTTATTGTTCATATTGATCAAAGTTTTTTTAACAAAACTTGCAACATCATTTAAGTCTTTTTGTACTTGCTCCTTTTGTTTTTTAGTCAAAGATTTTCTAATTGATTTTGCTCTTCTATTTTCTTTGCACCAGTTAGACAATCTTTTATCCCAATTTTTAGATTGATAAGTTGTTTTTTCTGTAATCATATTTCCTCTCTTTATTTGTTTTTTTTATATTATAACCTTATTGTCTATATTCTATAAAATAATACTACCTGCGTCAATCTGTCCATATATAATTTCATATATAACTATTGCTATATTATACCAATTCGGCTAATACTTATGAAACAACAACGAAAGGTAAAACAATGAAAATATATAACACTAAATACATTTGGCAATTTGAAAGTACCTTGTGGAGTATTGCGGGTAAACTTGGAATTGATTTAGATATGAACCAAGTATCAGGTAATTGTCATAGAGTTAAATTAAAACTTGGATCATCTAAAAAATATCAGCGTTTAGGATTTTCAAGAAATAAAGATGGATCAAGAAAAAAGGTAAACGCTGTTTGTTGGCATGGTTATAGAGACTTCTTAATTAAACTCTACAACATATCCGGGAATAACTTTAGAGTTGTAACAGCTCAAGCAACATACAACAATAAAGACGACTTTTATTCTAAATACCCGGCAACAGGTAAAAATAATATTGGATCAATGGTTGATCCTTTACCTTATGAAGATGCTTGTAATTGTAAACCAAAAGCGGTTACTGTTTCAATTCAAGAAATAGCTGCGAATGATTATAATTTAAGTCCTTCATTTTGGATAAACAAAAAACAAAATGAGTTGAACCATGATTAAATATTTAATACACTCTAAAAAATGGCGTGATCGTGTAAATGGTAATACATATCACGCAGTAAGAATATTAAATAATCAAAACAATTCAATGATTGCTGCACCATTTCAATATGGATATGGTGAACAGTTTATACAATCAGCTAGTGAAGTCATGATTAAAAATGGATGGATAAAAGAGAAATTAAAAGGATTAGATTTTCAAGAAATCCATATAATAGATCAAGATGATTGTAAGAAAAAAGAAGTTGAGAAATGGGGTCAATCATAAAAAAATAACCCTTGACAGTTGTCCTTTAATATGCTATAATATGCATATTAAAACAAAGGAGAAAGTAAAATGTTAGATATAATTTCAATTGTGTTGCTTATGTTGGTTACAAGTCTATTGATTGTAACAGGGCAATTCTGGTTTGCTATGGGTTCATTTGTTATCTGTAGTCTATACATTGCTAGAATGTTTGTAAAATAAAGTATTGACAATTATACTTTAATATGCTATAATATGCATATTAAAACAAAGGAGAAAGCATGAGAAACACAGCAAAAAAAGTCGAGGCTCGATTGGTCAAGATCAATGAGTACTTGAACACGGACTACGAACTACAATATATGAGAGATTATGACTATCCATATAAGATTGTATCCAATGAACGATCAGTTGACGAGAGCCAACGGTTGACGGTTAGCGAAGCGATCGAGTGGACGAACGGTGTTATCAATGCATACTTTGCATTGTATGACCGGTTGACAGTTTCCCGTCGTCGTTAGACCTCGGGGCTTTCTCGGGCTAGTTATAGCTAACGTTATAACTAGCCTTAGTATAAATAAAGCTTGACTGTTGCATAAATGCAACAGCTCGCTGCGCTCGCGGTAAGCGGCGCCCTGCGGGCGCTCAGGGTACCTGTAACCTGTTGCAAAAATGAAACAAGTGTTGTAAAAATGCAACACCCCCTTTTTAGAAAAGGATGTTTATTATTACGTATATATATAATAATCTATACATAGAACATGGACATAAAAGATTTCAAAGATCAATTAACTGATTTAACTCCTGAAAAACGTAAGTTGTTTGCAGAGCTCTTAGAGCGCAAACAAAACTTAAAGAGGACCCACGATGCACAAAAAAACTTCTTGAGTTTTGTAAAATTTATGTGGCCGGATTTTGTGGAAGGGACCCACCATAGAATCATAGCGGAAAAATTTGATAGAATTGCGGATGGGACCCTAAAACGTCTAATTGTAAATATGCCACCCAGACATACCAAATCTGAATTTGCATCATTTATGTTACCCGCGTTTATCATGGGCCGTAATCCGATGACCAAGATTATTCAAACATCACACACTGCAGAGTTATCACAAAGGTTTGGTCGTAAGACAAAACAATTAATTGACTCGTCAGATTATAAAAAAATATTTCCAGAAACAGCACTCCAAGCAGATTCAAAAGCTGCAGGTCGTTGGGATACCAGTGCAGGTGGCGAATACTTTGCAGCTGGTGTCGGCGGTGCGATTACCGGTCGTGGTGCGGATTTGTTAATTATTGATGATCCGCATTCAGAGCAAGACGCATTATCGGAAACGGCAATGGAGAATGCATACGAGTGGTATACATCAGGTCCTCGGCAACGTTTACAACCTGGCGGTGCAATCGTTCTTGTTATGACGCGGTGGTCAACAATTGATCTGACTGGTAACTTGATGAAAGCACAAGTTGAACCTAAAGCTGACCAATGGGAAGTAGTGGAGTTTCCGGCAATCATGGACAGTGGTCTACCGACGTGGCCTGAGTATTGGAAGCTACAAGAATTAGAATCTGTTAAAGCATCACTTGCAATTACAAAATGGAACGCGCAATGGATGCAACGGCCAACGTCCGAGGAAGGTGCAATCTTAAAACGTGAGTGGTGGAAACCTTGGGCAGAAAAAGATACACCAAACTTGCATTACATCATTCAATCCTATGATACTGCATTTAGTAAAAAAGAAACGGCAGACTATTCGGCGATTACGACATGGGGAGTATTCTCTCCAGATGATGCACGACCTGCATTAATTTTGTTGGACGCGCGCCGTGGTCGGTGGGAGTTTACCGAGCTTAAAGAAACAGCGCTTAAAGAATATAATTACTGGGAACCAGAGATGGTATTAGTTGAAGCTAAAGCAAGTGGCATGCCGTTGTCCGATGAACTGCGTCGAGCTGGTATACCCGTTACTAATTATACTCCGACCAGAGGTAACGATAAACA